AAAAGTGAATCTAAACATATACCAAGTACTGAACAGCGAAAAGAGTACAACCGGCGAGCATATTTGAAAAAGAAAGAAAATGAACGATTGGAAAAAGAAAAACAAGAGAGTCAAGAAAACATTTAGACATTTAAGTAATTTTTATTTAGTATTAAAAACTACTTAGAAAGAATATCTATATATAATCTATAGAAAATGACAACCAAGTGTATCGGAAAAGATAGAAATGATAATCCCTGTCGTAATAAGGGTATTCAAGATACGAAATGCTGCAAAATTCATCAATATATGAAGGATTATACAGATGATATGTTGAACAATTTAAGTAAATGTTCAGGATGCAAAAAACAATATTACTTGATAGATGGAGTAAAAACTTGTGAGAACTGTAAGCAACGTGGAAAATCAAGTAAAGAAAAACAAAAAGAAACAAAAGTATTATGTAAAGCGGAGAATTGTACATTCAAGAAAAGTGACGAAAATGATTATTGTATGAAGCACCAAATCAACCTATTTATTGATGAAACACACGCTTTGGGAAAGAAGATGTGTAAAAACTATGTGCGTGGTTGTAGAACACAATTGGAAAATGATTATTCAAAATCGTCTTGTGAATCATGCTTAGAAAAAGACCGTGAGAGAGATAGAAAACGTCGTGGAGTTAGCAACGCACCAATAGAGTTGAATGATACACACCAATTTTGCGGTTCTTGTTGTAAAACTTGTACAAAAGATATGTTTGAAGGAGAGAAAGGTTCTACGAAGACATGTTCTGTATGTCGTGAACGTAATAAACTTCAAGATGAAAAACGCGATAAGGAACATCGTAACGCAGTTGCTCGTATCGCAGATCAAAAACCAGAACGCAAAGAAAAGAAACAAGAATGGAAAGAAAATAATTATGAAAAAGTGGCATTGACTACTATGAATTATCGGCAAAGACAAATCGAAAATGATATGGATGGCTATTTGAAGAAAAATGCTGAAAATGCGAAGCAATGGCGGGAGAATAACCCCGAGAAAGTAGTAGACAATAACGAAAACAAGAAAAATTCAAAACAACTTCAATACACAGTATATTCAAGAACAGCGCGCGACAAACGGTTAGACTTTGATTTATCTTTTAGCGATTTTAATAATATAGTTTCGGAACCTTGCTATTATTGTGATATTATTCAGGACAAAGGCTTTAACGGCATTGACCGTAAAGATTCTAATATTGGTTATACATTGGATAATTGCGTAAGTAGTTGCACTATGTGTAATTTTATGAAAGGGAGTTATGGCGTGGATTATTTCTATCACAAAATAGAACATATATTAACTTATAATGGAATTATTAAAGGCAATTATTGTTATGAATTGATGTGTGATATTTCAGGAACACCATATTATCACTATAAACATAGAGCAAACAAAAAAAGGATAGCATTTGATATAACAAACGAAATGTATAATAAAATGAGACAAAGCCCTTGTTACATCTGTGGTAAAGAAGGGAATCATCTTCATAATAACGGCATAGATAGAATAAACAATCAAGAAGGATATACAATTACAAACATACAACCTTGTTGTTCCGAATGTAACTATATGAAACGCGATTATGATATGAATGATTGGATTGATAAGATGAGTAAAATATATTACAATAACATTCAATACAAAAAAGAAGTTATAAATGATAATGAAATAAATTCAAATAAGAGGATTGTACAAAATAAACAGAAAAAAACAAAAGAAGATATACGTGATGCTGCAAGAATTAAAAAGCAGAAACAAAGACAAGCGTTGCGTGAAAAATACGGCGATGAAGAATATAAGAAAATGAAAGCGAAAGAACTCGCGGAATATCGTGCGAAAAAGAAAGCATCATCTAGTTAAATTAAAAATAAGTAGCGTTTAATATTATTTTTAATTTGTTGGTCCCCTATTTATTAGATACATATTATTATGTAGGTCCCGATTGATATTATTTATGTGGTATTAAAAATAATTAAGTGTATGATTTTAATTATTTTTAGGGGTTTTTGATAAGATATTTAATGAATTTTTTAATTTGTAGGTCCCACTAATTTGAGTACGCTATACCAGCCATACCGGACATCACGCGGAGCACATTGTAGTTAACAGCGTACACTCTGACCTTGGCGGTGTTGGTGCCAGAGACGGTGTTGGAGGAAAGGACAAGCTGGAGGACAGCGTTGTCAATGCGGGAGAAGTTGCAACTTCCGGAAGGCTGGTGCTCCTCAGGGCGAAGGGCGAAGGAGTACACGTTGATACCAGCGTCAGGGGCGCGGGTGTGGTGCTGGAAGGGCTGGACGGTATCGAAGTAAGATCCCTCACGCTCGGAGAAGCGGTCCTGGCCGTTAAGCTGAAGCTTGGCGGTCACAACGGGATTCTCACCCCAGCAGTGCATGTCAAGGGCGGTCTCGGCAAGCACGAAGGTACCGGCATCGGAGAGAGCAGAGCCAAGGGTGGCGGCATCAACACCGGACACATCGGCGGCCTCGTTCATCTGGAACACACCACCAGAGATGACACCGTTATCACCAGAGGTGGCGTTGTCACCACCGAAGGCGTGGATGGCGTTGGGAAGAGCATCAATGGCATCAGTGTAGTTGAAGGGCTGGGCACCGAGGGTCTTGTAAAGAGTGGAACCACCCTCAAGAGAGGAGCAGTAATCCACGTTGGCATCAGGCTGCACAACCCACACAAGCTCCTTACAGGGGTGGTTGAAGTTCAGCTTGATCTTGTTGGAAGAGGAACCGACAGACTCGTCACCAGTGAACTGCACCTGCTCGATGAGGTACTCGTGGGGGTTCTGGGCCATCTTGCGACGCTCATCGGTATCAAGGAAGATGTAGTCCACGTACAGAGAAGCGGCAACCAGAGACTGCTGGTAGGCGGCGGCAACGGACTTGGAAGCACCGGAGGCATCAGCCAGGGTGTTCACGGCCCAGAGGCACTCACCGATGGGGCGGAAATCGATGTTGATCTTCACCTCGTGGTATTGCAGAGCAATGAGGGGAAGAGCAAGTCCGGGGTTGCGGCAGTACCAGAACTGAAGGGGCACGTAAAGGGTGGTCTCGGGGAGGGCCTTGCGGGGAGCGCACACCTGGGAAGGGGCAGAAGTGGAGGCACAGGGACCAGACACCTCAGCGAAAGCGGGGTCAGTGATGTAGGTAAGCTGGGTGGTGTTACCGATCATCTTGTAGTAGCCGGACTGCTGCTCCTTGGAAAGGGTCAGCTGGTTCCAGATGTGCATCCAGTCGCCATACTGGCGGTCGATGCGCTGGCCTCCAACCTCAATCTCCACCTGGGCGATGAGCTGCTCACCAACGAAGTCCAACCAACGGGCATAGACGTCACCACTGGCGACGTCCTGGTTGATCTCAGGAAGAGTCACCTGAAGGTAGGTGCGGTAGGCAAGATCACCATTACGGGAGATAGTGCAGGTCACGCGACGGCCGAAGTCAGCCTGTCCGGAGAAGGTCTGCTCGATGGACTCCATCGCGAAGTTGGTGTGGCGTCTGTAAGACACCTTCCAGAAAGTGATTTCAGGGGTTCCAGTTAGGAACACGTCTTGGGCGCCATAGGCGACAAGTTGCATAAGTCCTCCAGCCATTTTGGATTATATATACTATTACAAAAGAAAATAATTTTGGAAAAAACACATTAATTTCATTTTTTTATTGTCGTTTCATTTTTCCTAAATTATATCTTGTATACACACCACAATTGTAGTTTACTTGGAAAAATTACAATTCGCACTGCTTACGGTAAGTATTTGTAATTTTGTATTTTACAATTGTAACCACATTACATCACAATTGTAAAATAGTTTTTTTTGAACTAAATATATACATATCAATTGTCTAGAAAGCAATGTTCAGTAGAATTGCTTATTATGAAGTGTTCTAAATAGTTTTCTTCAAATATTTCGCGTTTGTTTTCATGTTTTTTCGTAAAAATGTATTTGTCGTTTTGTTTTTTGATAGACCATCCTTTTTCTAATGCATTCATCAGAAACATCATTTTTTGAAATTGACTCTTGCTTAATTTTATTTCGTTATGTTGGTCAATTATAACATTTTTGGGATTATCAGACATATACATTTCATATATGGTTTTTATATAGGATTTTGACGAATTTACAAGAAGTTTGTTTATTGTTAACGATAAAATTAACATAAAAACACTCTCGTAGATATATCCAAAAATATCAAATATGTCTTCATCGAAAGTGACCAAAACATCAGTTCACACGATTGATGAAAAACATACGGAAATAATTAATGAAATTAATCATAACCACGAAACGGTTATACCTGAATTGTTAAAAGAAAAGAGTCGACTCAAAGATTATATACGCTCATTGAAAAAATCTCAAATAGATGACTATATGGAAACACGTGACCGGATTTATGCGATACAAGACGAAATTGCTGTTATGAAACAACAAAAAAAGGATTATTATCTCAACAATTCAAAATATATTTTTGACTATTTTGAACAAAAAAAACAAATCTCGGCAAATGAAACACCGAATCCACATTCAGAAGTAATTAATACATTCTTTAAAATCAAATCAAACACCTCCGATGCTGCTAATCCGCAAAGTGCCAAATACGTTAAATCTAAAAAATATTATCAAAATTATTGGAAAAATGTCTGTAATGATAATTATAACATGCAAGATTGTATAATTGCTTCAGATGTATGTCAAGTATGTAATAAAGGTGAAATGATCCCCCAAGACGAGGAAGGCATCCTAATTTGTAATAATCCTGAATGTGCGAAGTTCATCACGTATATTATCGATGGCGCCAAACCAAACAACAAGGACCCACCTAACGAAGTATCCTATACCGCTTATATTCGATTGAATCATTTCAAGGAAATTTTATCGCAATTCCAAGCAAAAGAAACAACACAAATACCAGAAATAGTCATAGATGCGATTAAAGCGCGTATTAAAAAAGAGCGCATTGAAGATACGTCTACATTGAATTACAACAAAATGCGGGACATATTGCGTAAATTAGGTCTGAATAAGTATTTTGAACATATTCAATACATTAATTCTTTGTTTGGGATTAAACCACCTGTAATGAATGAGGAACTACACGAAACATTATGTGTGTTATTTATCGAAATTCAAAAACCTTGGGCTGTACATTGTCCAGCAAACCGAACTAACTTTTTCAATTATACATATACGTTGTACCAATTATGCAATTTGTTAGACCAGACTCAATATTTACCATATATTCCGATGATGAAAGACCGCGAAAAACAATTGGAACAAGATATGATTTGGAAAAAAGTATGTGATGATTTAGACTGGGTCTTTTGTCCAACTGTGTAATTTTATACATATGTAAAATCTATTTAGAATTATAATTATATTTTACACTACGATTATGCTATCTTGTGAAGAAAAAGAGTTTGTCAATCTTTCTTACAATAATACGAATGAATATCGCAAAGAAATAAGACGTATATTTTGTATGGACTCTTCTAATTATCCAGACATAGATGATTCTATTGATATTGAGAGCAAAGATGAGTTAGAATATGACGAAAAAACAATGTCTGTAGCATTAGACCGAATTTATGCAAACACCAAGGACCATCCAACATTCAAAGAAATATTTGAAAAATCGGCAGGATGTATGTTTTCTATCGACCCCGAAATTGGATTAGCGGTTTTGTGCAGTTATGACTATTTAGATGTCTTCATTCCGTGTTATAGAGAATATATGCTTACTGGTGTATTTGATACAACAAGCATATATTATGTAAATTTGTTTAACAAACTATATGAATAAATGATGATGAAATTTACTCTTCTTTATTAGCCTCTGCCTCTGCGTCAGCCTTCTTCTTGGCCTCTGCATCAGCCTTCTTCTTAGCCTCTGCCTCTGCCTTCTTCTTGGCCTCTGCATCAGCCTTCTTCTTGGCCTCTGCATCAGCCTTCTTCTTGGCCTCTGCGTCAGCCTTCTTCTTGGCCTCTGCATCAGCCTTCTTCTTGGCCTCTGCATCAGCCTTCTTCTTGGCCTCTGCCTCTTCGTCAGCCTTCTTCTTGGCCTCTGCCTCTTCGTCAGCCTTCTTCTTCGCCTCTTCGTCAGCCTTCTTCTTAGCCTCTGCCTCAGCATCAGCCTTCTTCTTCGCCTCTGCCTCTTCGTCAGCCTTCTTCTTAGCCTCTGCCTCTTCGTCAGCCTTCTTCTTAGCCTCTGCCTCTGCGGCAGCCTTCTTCTTGGCTTCAGCCTCAGCGGCTTGTTTAGTGACGGCAACTTGACGAGCCGCGGCTTGTGCCTTCAAGTTTGTTCTGGGACGCATTAAAAAATTCATGATTATACATAATTAATATATAATATTCCTTACTAAATAGAATCTTGATTTAGTATTTATATAAACACAATTTTTATGTAAATAAAATGTATACTCTATATAAATAATGTCATCAACGAGAAATAAGAATTCTATTGGCGATTATCAGCATGAAATTCGTAGTTACACGAACGCATCTAATTACACGACATATGAGCAATCTGGAAAAGCGCCTACTAACCATTTCGCGGGAGACGGTTTACTAATGGGACGCATGGCTTCAGAAAATCTGTCAAGTAATGCATGCGACATTGAATCGCAATTGATGGGAATCGGGTCTACGAATTTAGTGAACCCCAAAAAACATGTTCAACCCAAAGTACACGATATAAAGTCGCTGAATATGATTGACCGACTTTCAATGGTGATCCCAGAACCGCTGGTCGTTGAGAAAAACCAACGCCCTTATCCTAAGAATTAAATCGCATTTTGGAAGTAACATTATGCATATTTTTAGGATGTTTTTTAAATGTTGAGTGTTTATGGTGAATCGCTTTCTTTTTATTCGATAATTCTTCTAAAGTTATATACTGAGAAGTATTATCAATCTGGTCTTCTTGAAATATGGTAGATTCTTGCTCGGAATTTGCATGTATATTTTGAACAATTTCCTCGGATTGGTCTTCTTGCTGAATCGGCGATGATTCGTCAAACTGGTTTTGCTCATGTAGATATTCTTGTATTTTATCTGATAAAGCGGTTTGTAAGTCACAGTCAGTTCGTTCAGGTAAACTATCGCACTGCGTAAATGATATATGTAAATATTCTTGCATGGGCTCGATCATGTTATCAATAATTTTTACAGGCAAGTCAATATGGGCCATAATTAATTGTACGGATTCCATGACTATTTTTGGTTATTTGATAGTTTTCATAAAAAGTATTTAATTGTTTTTATGAAAAAATGTTATTTGTAATAAGTGTAATTCATTATTGTTGTACTGGTCTAATGAAAGGTTCTTGTGATTGACTTTGTCCCATAGGCATTTGGGGTGGGTATCCAGTAGACATCCCCGATGTCAATGATTGTTTGATTTGGTCTATTTTTGCTTGATAAGATGGGTCGTCTTTCGCAATGGCGCGACCGATTATTTCTGGGTTTTTTCCTAAGATAGCAATTGCTCCGTGAGGATATTTGGATGGGTCAAAACCAAGCTGTCTCTCCATTTCCTTATCCACTGCTAGAATATCATCCAATTCCATTTCAGTGTGAAAAACATTGTCCTTGAAGTTGAAATATAGATGAGCAACTTGTTTGAATGGTTGGTCTCCAATCTCCATATCCATAGAAAACTTACCTAGATATTTGTAGTCCGCAATTTGGTCTTTGTCTAGATGAGTTAGTTTTTCAGGAGGACGATGAACTGTGAATTCCTCGTTATAAGGTTCAAACCAATCTTGATAGGTACTGCTTAAATATGTAGATAACCCGGACAACGCTCTTGACGCTGATCCAGTTACGTCGGTATCACACATATTCGGCATCTTTGGCATAGAAGGAATCATTCCTCGTGCATTGCTGAACATATTCTTCAAATCTTCTCCCATTCTTGCCATAGTCATTTGGGGATTCAATTCATCATATAGTTTTTGTCTTTCTGCTAGTAGTGGTAAAATGGGGAGAAGTTTTTGTAGGATTTCGTGTTGTTGGGTATTTTGTTCGATTTCAGCGATTTCTTTTTTAAGTTTATCGCGTTGAGATTCTTGTTCCTTCTCTTTCGCATCAGTTTCTTTACTTACCTTGGTTAATTCCTTGTCTTGTTTTTCGATCTCTGTATCTAACTTGTGTTTTTGTAACAATATTGGAAGTATCTCCAACAATTTTTGAATATTTTCTTGTTTCTGTATGTCAGAATCGATATCATCTTCTTCTTTTTTGGTTTTGTCTATGAGTGTTTGTAATGCTGCTGCTGCTTTGCTTGCGTCAGGTTTGATTTTTTCAGGTAGTTTTGCTGATTTATCTAGTTTAGGTCCTAACTCTGCTTCTGGTTCTACCTCAGATTCTAACTCAGGTTCTGGTTTTTCTTCAGATTCTAACTCAGGTTCTGGTTTTTCTTCAGATTCTAACTCTGGTTCTGGTTTTTCTTCAGATTCTAACTCTGGTTCTGGTTTTTCTTCTGGTTCTGGTTTTTCTTCAGATTCTGGTTTTTCTTCAGATTCTGGTTTTTCTTCTGGTTCTGGTTTTTCTTCAGATTCTGGTTTTTCTTCTGGTTCTGGTGGTGGTGTATATTCCCCGCAAGCATTGGTTAAATCTTGAAATTTTTTGGTAGCTAGGTCTACGCAATCAGGATTTTTATCAGGATGGAATGTCATCCGTCCTTCATTTGTGGGTTTACGTTCACCATTCTTTTCTTGACAGTGTTTGTTTAGGTCTATTTCATGTTCCTGAGCTTTACATGGTGGTGCTGGTGGGAAATTTTCTAGTGGTGTAGATGCTTTATTTTCGATAACGTCCTCACTTGCTTGAGAAACTGGTGGAGGTAATTGTTCGTTTTCAACAATGGGAATTATAGTGGTTTGACCACTCGGTTTACTACTTGCACTTATTTCTGTGTAATTTTTTTTCTCTTCTTCAATTGCTTCGTCAATACGGTCTAATACTGAACTCTTAGATGGCTGTTTATTTTCGGTACCTTTGTTGTCTTTTTCTTGTTTTTGCTTTTTTAAATCATTATATTTACTTTGAATCGGGTCTAATATTTGCTCAGCAATTGCTTTTTCTAAATTAGATTTCGTTTCTTTATCCATTGTATTACTCATTGTTTATGAATCAAGTATAACATATACAAACAAATTACTTTATGTAGGTAATTTGTTTTCCAATAATTCTAGTTATACAAATTTTAACTCAAGCGCGTCTTTTCGTTTTTCTTTGTTTGGTCTTGCGACGATTTTTACGAGTTTTCTTTCCGCCTTGTGTTTTAGATTTTTCAGATACATAGTTATCTATAAATTTTTTTAATAATTCTATGTTTTGTTTAATAAATATCGGTTGTATATCATCGGTTGCATGCTTACTGCTAAGATTGGTTTTTATTTTAGCTAGATTTGTAGTGAGACCTTTGTTATTTATATGTTGTATAAATGATTGTAATTTACCGTCTATTCGAACAAAGTCTTTTGAAAATGATTTTTTTTCATTATAATGATTGGTTGTTAATCTCTTGCCGATGTTCTCGAAATCTGCTATTATAGTGGTTGCTTCCTTCGTATTTTCATCTGCGTTTTTGCATTTTAATGTATCTACTGGACATTTGCCCTTCACTAACTCACTAGTATGACATCCTTCTATGTAATTAAAACCGTCTTTCTTTTTGAAGTCATTTATAAATGTAGAAACGTCGTTTATAAAATTAGTTTCTATATCCCCCGGTAGTTTATCATTTATCAGTGTCCCCAGATAATAGTTTATTCCTTCAATCGCATCTACGGTATGACTATGTTTCGCATTGTAACTTCCTTCACCGTACCCAAAGATACCTTCACTTAAAGGTGCTTCATATTTACCAAAAGTGAATGGATATAAACGACATAAAACATTCTCAAAAATATTTTGTAAATTTGTATTGTTCTCTTCGCCAATTGTCTTGATTATTGTATCTTTTATAAATCCAGTGTTCCACGACTTGATGATATCTGATTTTAACTTATGAATTGTATCTGCAATGTCTGGATTTCGAACCGTAGCATCTTTTACTTTGGCTTGTAAAGCGGCAATATTCGCAATAAATTCTACTTTGGTTTCATCGTCTTCTTCTATCCTTTCAGTAATTGCTGTCACATCTAAATCATCTTCTAGTTCGTCTTCTTCAGCTTGTAGTCTTGCCTCTTCTTCAACTTTTCTTTTTGCCTCTTCTTCAACTTTTCTTTTTGCCTCTTCTTCAACTTTTCTTTTTGCCTCTTCTTCCGCTTTTCGTGCATCTTCTTCCACCTTTTTCTTAGCATCTTCTTCCGCCTTTTTCTTAGCATCTTCTTCCGCCTTTTTCTTAGCATCTTCTTCCGCACGTAAACGTGCTTCATGTGCTAACCTGTCTATCTTTGTTTCTAATTCTTTACTTAGGTCATCTGAAGGAGCAGTTACACTACTATCTATATAACTATCACTCACATCTTCTAAGTCTTCAACTACCAAATCGTCCATATTTATTTGCGCTTTTTCATGCATAAAATCTGGCGAAGTAATTTCTTCATCATATGACATAGGACCACGAGACGCGTCATCTAAATCCACTTCGCCCGACTGTTGTTCGTCAGATATACTGGGAGCGAGTGTTGTAGAACTCAACAAATCTTTATCGTCAAGTGTTGTAATTTCGGGAATGTGATAAATCACAGGTAAATTCTCGTCAATACAAAATTTGTTATCAGATTCATTTTTTTCCTTTACAGTAGTTGCATACTGAATAACATCTTTATCTACCTTTATAATAATCTCAAGTAATTTACCTTGTTCAAAATCGTTGGAAATGGTTAACTTATTCTTGTATGGTGTATATACTCCTTCTGATGCCATTGAACTATCATCAAGTAATTTCATTGTATTCACAACAAAGCTATTATCACTGCAGAAATCAATCAAAATAGAATATTTCCTGTCTGGGTAGTCAATTAGTTTTTGAACCAATTCATCTGTAAGTTTTTCACTCAACGCATCTTCTAGTGATTTTCTACCCCCGACTTGCGATGTGTTTTTAAAAGTAGTATTTTTTTGTTTTCTTCCGGTACGCTTTTTCTGTTTTTGGGTATATCTTTTCTTTCTTTTTGGTGGCATTACTCCTTATAATATACACATACATAAGTTATCGTCTATATCATAACTTATTTATGAACTATTGCTAAATTTACTTTTTGGAAGTCTTTCTCTTGTTCTTGTTATTGCGTCTGGTTCTACGCTTCTTTTGGGTCTTGCGTTTCTTTTTGCCTCCAGCCATAACAGCACCACGGGATTTCAGTAGGTCCATCATAGTCTGGTTTTCATTTTCTTTAGCCAATGTGAAAGCTGTATCCCCGCTAACAGTCTTGGCTTCCAGGTCGGCCCCCTTGTTCAATAGAAGGGTCGCCACGTCCTCGTGACCGTTTATGCTAGCTATATGAAGAGCAGTCCTGTCATGTTTATCCTTGGCTTCCACGTCGGCCCCCTTGTCCAGAGCATCCTGTGCGCGGGCAAGGTCTCCGTTCTTAATGGCATCGAGGAGCTCCTTGTTTATCGCCTTTTTTTGTGCTTCTTTTTGTTCTGTCGATGGTTCGTTCGTTGGTTGTTTACTCACTTGTTGTTGTGATTCATTTTCGATTGCTAACGGGGTTTGTTGCTGTTCTGGTGGTGATCCATTTTCGATTGCTAACGGGGTTTGTTGTTCTGGTGGTGATCCATTTTCGATTGCTAACGGGGTTTGTTGACTCACTTGTTGTTCTGTGATTGCTAACTGTGCTTCCGTTGCTACTACCCCTTTATCTCCTGCTCCTTCTCCTTCTCCTTCTTGTTCTCCTTCTCCTGCTTGTTCTCCTGCTTGTTCTCCTGCTTGTTCTCCTGCTTGTTCTCCTTCTCCTGCTTGTTCTCCTGCTTGTTCTCCTTCTCCTTCTTGTTCTCCTTCTCCTTCTCCTTCTTGTTCTCCTTCTCCTGCTTGTTCTCCTGCTTGTTCTCCTGCTTGTTCTCCTGCTTGTTCTCCTGCTCCTGCTGCTGGTACTGCTACTGGTACTGCTCCTGCTGCTGGTACTGCTTGTTCTCCTTCTTCTTCTTGTTCTCCTTCTCCTGCTGGTGGTGATGATGTGTCTCCGTCTCCTGCTGCTGGTGTTTTTTCTTTCTCAGGTTTCTTTGCGTCCGCTAATTCTGTATCTTTTTCGTCTTTCTTCTTTTTTAACTTGTCAACTTCGCCTTGAATATATCCTTTTATAGCATCTAGACCTTCAGGGGAAGTAATATCATTATTAATGCCCGCGTTTTCAATCTTCATCACGTCTCCTTTGGGTGGTTTGACTTGTAATAACTTTGTGTGTTCTTTATCTAAAATAAATGTGTAATGAGGTTCATTCATATGCATTCCGGTAATCGACATTGTGAATTTGTATTATACAATAATCCCATATTTTATTGCGATTGAAATCTATGCGTAAAGTGAATTTTCTCCATATCTAATTTCACCATCAATGGGTCACGGTCCATTTGCGAAATCCAACACACATATTCTCCTCTCACAATTGCTAAACTCAAACAAAATTCCACGCCGATTTTACGAAAATAAAAATCGTCACTATACATCTTGGGTTCCAAACTCTCTTTATCCAATGCTATAAAACGATGAAAATACTTGCGCGGCGTCCCATCGATTGAATAATGAACAATTCCTACTAAATATTCGCCATAATCTACGAACCCAGATGACCCCCGAATATCGCGAAACGCGGGTTCTTGAATAGGAAATGTTTTGTGTATAACTAATGTATGGGTTTCATCTAGTTTCCCTATTTCTAATGGAAACCAACGATAAATAAACCACAATTCATCTTTCCAGACCAGGGGTATCCAGTTCTTCTGCATACTACGTTTGTAAGGTGAATGTAAAAAATGACTATTCTTGTATAAACGATATACTGGATCATATTCCCCCATGACCATACTATTCATTGAATCGTGAGTATAATTCACATTCGTCGCTAAATAATACAATGTATCGCGATATACAAACAATCGAACATCTTCTAATCCGTAACACCGAGACCATTTTGATTCAAATCCTATATGTTGTTCGTCCATTTCCAAATAATCATTTGGAACAAGGTTTTCATTCAGTTCACTCACCATATTCTTAGATTTGAAGTTACCAATTACATCGTTTACTGCAAAATCCCCTTCCGTAGTATACCAATAATTTACATACCGCGTATTCAAATAATATTTTCCACGAAATTCTACCATGCTTGCTGACCCAGGTTCATAAGAACGTATAAGTGGATAAGAATAACTCTTTGTTTCATATATTGCTTCTAATGGGTCGATGCTATGATGTGACATGTGGTTTTACAATCATAGTTCATTATCTTTATTTGATTTTCATCAATACCAATAATTTTCATAGAAAATTGATTGTATATTTGAGGGTGTATACTATATTACAATACAATCAACATGGAAACGCCTGAAGAAAGAAAGATAAGGATTGACCAAATGCGTCAAGAATGGGTAGACTCTCAGTCAGGTTCACATAAAAATACTGAAGACACTCATGCTACAAATAATGAATCGCCTGGTTCGTCAAATCGTGGTGTAATTTTAGTATTTGATACCGAGACTACAGGGTTGCTTCCAACGGGTTTGGATTCTTGTGATATTAAAAAGTACCCATATATTACTCAATTGAGTTATATTGTATATGATACCGAAAAACAAACAGAAATATATCGATTCAACTCTTACATAAACATTGACCAAAGCATTCCTTTATCGGATGTAGTAAAAAACTTGACCGGCGTTACTCGCGAAAAACTAGATGGAGGAATGGATATGTTGGTCGCACTGAAAACCTTTTACAAACATTATTCAAACAGCACCGCCATTGTTGCTCACAACATAAGTTTTGATAAACAGATGATGTTGGTAGAAATGGAACGTCATCGCGAAGCAATTCAAACAAATCATCCTGAATGTTTGGCATTGTTCAACAATTTCTTTGAAAAGAGTAAGAATATTCGACACTATTGTACAATGTTGAAAGGTATTGACATATGTAATATTGTGTTAACTTCTAAGGTTGGAGAAGGTCGTTCTTACAAAAAGAAACCTAAGTTAATTGAGTTATACAAGCATTTATTCGATAACAAGGAGGTAGATGGACTGCATAATTCAATGATGGATGTATTAGTGTGCTTACAATGCTATTTGAAAATGAGACATAACAAGGTCGATGACTCATTGGGGGTTTGATAATATTCAATAAACAGTATCAAACTATAACGATTATTTGTATTTATGTGTATTTATGTATATTTTTTATGTTTGCGCGTTTTGTTCTTGTATGATTTCTTCTTGTGTTGTCTGGTTGCTTTTTGTTTCTTCTTTCCACCTCGTTTTTGAGGAATTGAACAAGAAGTCGCATCTTTGATTAAATATCGAAAAAAATGTTGTTTGTTAACTGGTTCAAAACTACTTATCGAGTCAACTTTTTCAGTTGTTTTTTCGTTTTCTCCGCCATCCATTATCATTGGTTGTCGATTTGATGATTGACAACAAGTACGACAGGCGAATATTTTTAGTTCCACATCTTCTAATGGAATATGATTATTCAGACAATAATTGAATAGCACTTTGAAAATATAGTCAAAATCTCGTTCAATGTTATTATTTTCTCCAAAGATTTCCTTATTTGTTTTAATTTTAATCTTGTTTTGACAATCATATAATCCAAAGGAATCCGCTCTTGATTCCGGGTCACCCTCTCTAGGACCATAAAAACCCATTGGTAATGTAGTTAATTTATTATCGATTGGTTCTTCTGGTAAAGAGGTTATCTCGTCATAGCATACACTCAAGGTTGTTTGTTCCATTCCATCTATATTGCTCCCCAATAATACCTCGCAGTTGCGTTGTGCATAATACTGAATATTTTTAAAAGGATATATATATTGTTTGTATTGGTCTTTATTTTCTAATTCATCTACTTTAATCGATAAGTTTCCATGCGATATTAACGCAAAACGATAAGAAATTGACGGCGCAAGATACATATATGTATCTGAACGGTCGGTATGTTTTTCTATAATTTGTATTGGATATTTATTGTGGTAAACCATTTGTTGGTTTTCTACTTCAATGTTTGAGACGATGTCTTTTACCTTCTGAAATCTATTGTCTATGTAACATGATTCATTACCTGTATGAGTTTTATATAATTCAATAAATAATGGATATTCAGAATAATAAATATCATTTACTAATAGATTCAACATATAAAAACAACTACGTCTTTCACTTATTTTGGTACTTTCACATATATTTTGTATAATAAAATAGTCACTGGGAACCCATGGTTCAGAGAATGAATTTTTCATAGATATCTGACTATTCTCGTAAAAATTCTTTATAATTGTCATAAATCCATATGGATATAGTACTTCATTTTTGTCTTCTTCTACAAATAAATTGTAAACCCAATAACGGAAATAATTAAGTATATTATTCAGCGAAAATAGACCGTAATGAATATAGTTGTTAACCCCAAATATAGTGTTCAATTGTACATTTGAACCACGCTCTTCAATTTGTTCTTGAAGAGCATTTGTAAAATCAACATCGGACATATATTTTATAAATGTGTCAATAAGTTCAACATCCGTATTAATATCCTCAATATCAAAATTATTATAGTCTATATTCATAATATCTGGTTTATTCAATAAGAGTTGTTTTAATTTTTCGATAAGGTTTTTTTCTTTATTATTCATATCTAAAACAATCTTGTTATTTTGTTTGATTAAAGAAAACAACATGTACGTGTCGCGATCGGTTTCCTTCATTAATAAAGATTGTTGTTGTATTGCGAAATCCGACATATTTACTATATAATATTATATACTAAATATATATTTTGTTTTATGCAGAGCACATTTCGCAAATCTCATCTTCCACGTCTTCAACTGGATTCACTATTTGTGCCTTTTCGGGCTCAATGGTGAATTGTTGTGCATGATGTCTTGCGCGACGACGCAAATAATAGATACCTGTCTTGAGACCCTTAGACCAAGAATAGAAATGCATTGATGTCAAGTTGGAATAATTCGGATCTTCCAGCCACAAGTTCAAACTTTGACTTTGGCAAATATACGCTCCGCGGTCCGCTGCCATATCGATCAAATGACGCATAGGCATTTCCCAAACGGTTTTGTATTTATCACGAATCTCTTGTGGAATCACTTCTAGATGTTGAATGGAACCCTTGTTTGCGACAATGTTGTTCTTCAACTTCTCATTCCATAATTCCAATTTGATCAAGTCGTTCATCAAGTATTTATTAGCCAACACGAACTCACCCGCAATGGTGCGACGACTATAAATATTACTAGTAATGGGTTCGATACACTCGTTATATCCTAGAATTTGTGAGGTCGACGCAGTAGGCATAGGTGCCATCAAAAGGGAATTACGAGTTCCATATTTCATAATGCTTTCCTTAAGAGCAGTCCAATCGTAACGATCGCTAGGGGTGACTTTCCACATATCAAACTGGAAAATACCCTTGGACATAGGCGAACCTACAAAACTGGTATAACTTCCAACACTCGTACCGGCGTCATTCATCATATCCAAAAGAGGTTTTTCATACTCATTAAATAATTCATATACACTGGTATCTACATCTTTTGTCTCGTAAGATTTCTTCTTTACAATATTATATCGATCAATCGCAATGTCGTTAGATTGTTCCAATGCAGCATGATACATTGTTTCAAAAATGTCTTTGTTCAATTGCTTTGCCTCGTCACTATGGAATGCCATATTCATCTTGAAAAACACGTCTGCTAGACCTTGTACACCGATTCCAATCGGACGATGACGCATGTTGCTTCTACGAGTTTTGTCTGTAGGATAAAAATTCACATCAATAATATTGTTTAGATTGTTGGTCACTATCTTCGTGACTTCGTGTAATTTCACAAAATCGAATTCCACTTTCTCATCTTCAATTGTCTTGATAAATGCAGGAAGAGCAATACTGGCTAAGTTACATACCGCGGTTTCTTCGGAATTAGAATACTCGGTAATCTCGCAACACAAATTTGACGATTTGATAGTCCCCAAGTTTGCCTGATTGCTCTTTTTGTTCACGGAATCCTTATACAACAAATAGGGTGTTCCGGTTTCCATTTGAGCATCTAACACCTGAAACCACAAATCACGTGCCTTCATAGTTTTCATACCTTTACCTTCACTTTCATATTTCTCGTATAATGTTTTGAAATCCTCTCCAAACACGTCCGATAACCCAGGACATTCGTCCGGACACATAAGAGTCCATTCGCCACCACTCTTGACACGCTCCATAAAAAGGTCGGGAGTCCACAACGCATAGAATAGATCACGCGCGCGCAAATCTTCTTCACCGTGATTCTTCCTCATTTCCAAAAATGCCTCAATATCAGCGTGCCATGGTTCCAAATACATAGCAAAACTACCATTGCGTTTTCCGCCACCTTGATCAACATATTTTGCGGTGTGATTAAACACGCGAAGCATAGGGACGATACCATTGGATGAGCCATTTGTTCCACGAATATGACTCCCAGATGCACGCACATTATGAATATGAAGTCCAATCCCCCCTGCCCACTTGGAAATAAGAGCACAGTCCTTAAGTGTGTTGTAAATACCATCAATGCTATCGTCTTCCATAGCAATCAAATAACAAGAAGACAATTGAGGATGAGGAGTTCCAGCATTAAAAAGAGTAGGTGTGGCGTGAGTAAAATATTTGTTTGACATGTAATGATATGTTTCTTTGATTTTGTCTATGTCGTTACCATGAATACCAATACTCACACGCAGCCACATATGTTGAGGGCGCTCCACGATTTTTCCATCAAGTTTCATCAAATACGCGCGTTCCAAAGTTTTAAATCCAAAATAATCTATAAAATAATCATTGTTATAATCTATTATATTTTCTAGTTCTTCTCCGTGTTGATTCACCGTATCATAAAGAGATTTCGATACAAGTGGAGATGACTCACCGTGTTTGTCTTTAAAAGAATACAATTTATTCATTACTTCTACAAAAGAAGCAGATGTATTTTTATGATGGTTTGATACCACAATACGACCAGCTAATACATTATAATCTGGGTGAATGGTAGACATAGATGCGCATTGTTCGGCGGACAATTCGTCAATTTTTGTAGTAGATATTTTATTATAAATTTGGTCGATAACCTTCATTACTAGCGAGGTATAATTAATTTTTATGTTTGCTTCATTTCCGAGTGTACGGATTCTTTTCAAAATTTTATCAAATGCGATGACTTCTGTCATGCCATCACGCTTTGTAACTAGCATTTCCTCGTCTTTTTCCGTGTTAGCAGTGGCATCGTCAATCATATTCGACATAAGGTGAATATTCTATGAATATACAATATATAAAAAATATAAGTCTATATACTTTTTATAACTTTATTGCTTCATCTTACTTATCCAGGTCTTCAAAATCTTCCAATTTTACTAGACACACGCGCTTTGTAGGTTCTCCGTTTTCATTTAGTGTCTGACTTTCACCAGTTTCTGTATCGATTACAATACTGGGTGATCTTTTTTTTGGAGCTCTATGTTCATATCCTTCAATGCGCTCTTTCAGTATAGTATCCCAAACTTCCTTAATTTTTGGCAAAACCGCTTCGTACCATTTCTTATTACGTTCAATAATTACACAAGAGAATTCATCTAAATACCAGTAAATAATACCGGTGAGAGAATTTCCTTCTTTTGACTGAGTCTTCTTTTCTTCTTCAATCCATTCATTAATCGATTCGCGTGTTTGTTCACGATGTAGTGGCATATAAGTATATACAGGGAACCCGTTTTGCATTTGGGTATTGACGAATTGAAGCATAACTCCCTTATATTCGTGGGAAGTGTCTTCGTAAAACACATTATCGCTTTCATATTCTTTAAAACGAGTTTCAACGAAATCGCATTTGTCGAGTTCACAAACTTCCATCTGCATTTGTGTCTGTATCCAGTATTCTTTTTTTGGTATACCTGTAATATCACGATTGACTATATTTTTAATTTCTACCATATGTCCAAACCGAGCGTTCGTATGTTCCACATTGATACCATCAGGTGACGCACCAATAAATTTATGCTGTTTATGTTGTAAACATCCGAAATCTCCCACTTTTGTTTGGTACATGTCTTCATATATCATTAACGTCACCGATTCATATTTAATACCCCATTGAAGAGAATTCGACATACTTACAAACGAATAATCGCGAATGATTTCCTTTATGGGTTTGCATTTTTCATAAATTAGACTGTTTACTTGTGCTTGTGTACCAAATGCCTTCCAAATATTACTAGCACTCAATAAATTATGTCTGAACTCATACCATTCCACCGATTTTTGCGATGGCTGTGGTTGATTTTGAAGACCAGTAATTTTGCGGAGCAATTGTAGTTTGTCATCATACGTTAATTCGTCAATCTTGTACAAATTGTATGACTCACTGTAATTCGGAATTTTCATGTAATCGCTGTAGTTCTCGTATGTTTGTTCAACAAGTTCACGAACATCGTCGTAATCATCGTCATCGCAAATATCTCCTGCTTTCCATGTATCCACCATTAATTCGGTCACTTCAGAATACAAATCTGATACGAAAGTAGAAGACTGCATGTCCATTGCGTTTTCTTTTACATATTCATCAACCGATTCACATACAGTCGTGGTTAACTCTACTTGTTCGTCGTTTGTGAATTTATCAAACCAATTTATGTGTGTTGTTTCTGTATTCTCATTTTGTACATCACTTTCAAACCAATTACGAATATCTGGATTAAATTGTATGCTGATTTTTTCACCAGAATTCACCGTTTCCGATTTAGCATTTATTTCATTCATATTCGCGGTATTCTCCATTTACAATATGATAGAACGTTCCTATTATATTGTTTCCGAAATATATTAATTCTTTATTCAATTTTTACCTTTGCGTTTTTAGGTGAAGGTAATGATTTTAATGTTGATACATGCTTTGGGTCCATATTACGTAAAGTAAAGTTTTTGGTTGTTTGATTGAAAAATAGTCCTGGTATAGATAATACTTCTTGTAATTCTATATTATAATTGACTTCCTTTATCTTGTTTAGTTTGCCTTTGTCCAATGTTTTCAGAAAAAACATTTTCAACATTTTTAAATCATTCGCATTGTAATTGTGTTCCACCGCATATTTTTCAGAATATTCATATAATTTGTTTTTTTTTGTAACCTTTGTTAGTTTGTTCCATGTTAGATTTGGAACAAAATTGGGTGTTTTATTAGTTTCATCTTCAATTGTGCTTATAAAGTTGTTAGATACGTCTTCTTGCATCGACGTTGTTGTGGACATCCTTTCTATATAATATAATTTAATATGTTTATCTGGTTTTATTAATATAACTTCTTTGTGTAAATGGACCAACAAGTAAAGCGTATTGTTTTACCAGAAACCAAGTCATTATCAGAGATAAACTGCCAGAATGAACGCAAAATAATTGAAAAGAAAAAAAAAGAAAAGCGTAAGGTTACCCATCGTAAACAATGGGATTTTACTGACGACGAATTGACAAATGAAAATCAATTAGAATACATCAACAATATGTACTCTAGTTTGATAACTCCTACAAACTTTGACAATCGTATTCAACATATTCAAGGTGTGATAGAAACTCAAATTAAAACGAAAATCCACGGATATCATCAACAAGATATAAAGAAAACGTTGTACGATAGTGAGAAGTTCATTACATTTCCAAAGGTGATTGAACTATTACATTCCTGCCAAAATACATGTTATTATTGTCGTAAACCAGTGTTTATCTTATATGAGTTTGTACGCGATAATAAACAATGGTCGGTTGAAAGACGTGATAATTCATACGGTCACAATCACGATAACGTTGAAATTGCATGTTTGCATTGTAACGTATGTAGAAAAACAATGAATGAAGAACGGTTTTTATTCACCAAGCAATTAAATATTATTAAACAAAGTTAATAAACAATTAAGCAATCATTATGTAATGGACCAACATCATAAAATATACGAAAAACTCGACTATTTTCAAAAAACCAAGAAGATACCTCATATCATTTTTCATGGTAATTGTGGAACAGGTAAAAAAACCATCTTGAAAAACTTCATTCAAAATATATATGACCATGATAAGACCAAAATACGTAAAAATGTATTATACGTGAATTGTGCGCATGGTAAAGGTATTAAATTTATACGTGAAGATTTGAAATTTTTCGCCAAGACGAATATTCAATTAAACGAAAATATCTACTTCAAATCAATCGTATTATTTAACGCAGAATTCTTAACAAGTGACGCACAATCCGCATTGAGGCGTTGTATCGAACAATTTAGTCATAATACACGTTTCTTTGTCGTGGTAGAAAATAAACAGCGATTGATGATTCCCATCTTATCGCGATTTTGCGAAATTTACATACCTGAAACTGTTGATGAAAATGGAAATATACAAAATCTACATCAGTTGCGCATTCAAGAACATAGTATTCAAACAAAGAATATTCATTACGATTGGTTCAATGAAAAAATGTTACATATATTCGACCACGAATACGAACATTCACATTTTGTGAGTCTCGTAAACGAAATATATGTAAACGGGTTTTCTTGTTTGGACGTGATGGATTGGTTAACTCAGTCATCAATGTTGAAACAAGATTCTTTAGCATCTGCGCAAATTTGTTTTCATAAAATCAAATCCGAATATAGATCGGAACAATTATTAATGTTATATTTATTTGACTATATATTCTTGCGTTCGAATAAAGATATAAAAAGTATTAGTTCAATATAATAATGGACGACTTTGTGATTTCCAATTTGAATGAGTCGAGGAACGAATGGTGCAGTAGGCTGGTGAGTATTTTTACACCACTTATTGTTGATGGTGTTCGCTCGATATTTAGCGAATCATGGAAAATTTGCATTCAAAATGACGAGGCGAATAAATATTTAATGACGTTTCAGAACCTTCTTTCGCGTGTTCCCAAATGGAATAACGAAATCATTGAAAAAGAGCGTGTACGCATTGTTGAAAAAAGTGGTTGTGATTATTTAGAAGATTTAATCACTTGTGTACATATCATTCAACTTAAGATTTTGACTTGTATCCGTGTTGGAAATAAGCAAAAGAAGATTGATATTACCATTCCTAAGTTGGATAACTTTGTTCATAAAGTCTACATTGCCGCTGCTCGTAAGTTATACTCGAATGTGTATTTGTTTGAGAAGAATCTTGCTCCTCTGCAATTACAAAAAAATAACCGTGAACTAGAAATGATTGTTCAAGAGTGTATTTTGAATGTTATCCGTGAGAGTATACCTACCGAGGAAATTATTCGTGCTTATATGGACGAAACGATTGAACATGAGGAGGAAGTTATCGTAGAAACGATTGATAATCCTGAGGAAGCATCAGAGTCGGAAGAACAGAAACAAGGTGGGGATAATCAATCCAATATTACGGCAGATATGATTGAAAAGGCAGAACCATATGCTGCCATTCCTGAACCTGAAGAAGAACCTCCTATCACTACACAAACGATTCAAGATGTACATCCTGACGAAAACGTGGTAACTACATTGTCTTTTAATGACATTGATTCAGTTTTAGACGGAACGAATCATGTCAACGAAATTGACGCTCCCAAGTCCATTGAGAAATTAGAAGAACTTAGTACATCCCGCGCAATGGAAAACAGTATGTATGGAAGTGACGATGATGATGACGAACGACTCAAGATTGATACTAAAAATATGACTCTCACTGATTTCGATGTTTTAGAGGAACAAGAAAGCGCTAAGTTGGATCCTACAAAAATTGTATTAAATGATGTGGAGGAATTGTATTAAGTGCGTTATGATATATAATTAATTATCAACTAACTAATTATAATTACTATGGAAAAGTTATTAGTTCTCTCGCTTGTTATTTCTGTATTGTACGTCTTTACCAAGATAGTAGAGATGAAGTACGTTGAAAAACAAATGAAACCTTTTAAGTTTGTTCTACGCGATTCAGTCATTGTTTTCTTATCCAGTTTTGTTGGTTTGTTTTTTGGATTCATGTTACACGGGAACGTATCTGATTTTATGAATGTCATGACTAATACAAAGTCGTTCAATCCAAGTGAAACGCAAGTGTTCACTGGAGAACCAGAGTTCTAATTAGTTACAAAAAATATATAAATACTTTTCAATGTAGTTATATATAGGTACTTGGGATGAGTCCCATTACTCGCAATCAATCATGGAATCATGATTTTTCAAAAATATTAGGCGAATCTGCTGATTTAATGATGAGAAAAGGTGAAGTCATAAAGGCGCGTGCATATAATCGCGCTCGCGATACCATCCAAAGTATCGACCAAGATATAAGAAGCGTTGAACAATTACAAAATACACCTACTATTGGTGCTACCATTTATGATAAGTTAGACGAATACGCGAAAACCGGTAAGGTTGCTATGTTAGAACAATGCAAAAACGACCCACTGATTATTTTTACAAATGTCTATGGAATCGGACCCAAAAAAGCAGAAGAGTTAGTGAAAAAATACAATATACAAAGCATCGAAGAGTTACGTGAAAAACAGGAGACCGTGCTGAACAATATTCAGCGCACAGGTTTAAGATATTACGAAGATATTTTGGACCGTATTCCTCGTAATGAGATTGCGAAATACGACTGCGAGTTTATGAAGACTTTCAAGAAAGAATCGCAAACAATCAATACCTATTATGAGATTGTAGGCAGTTATCGAAGAGGAGCAATCAATTCAGGAGACATTGATATTATTATTACGTCTGATGATCGTTCGGTTTTCCATAGAGTGATTGATTCGTTGATTTCAAAGAAAATGATCATCGAAGTTTTGTCTAGAGGTGATACAAAATGTCTGGTAATTGCGAAATTGACGCCTCGGTCTAAGGCGCGACGTGTAGATTTTATG